TCATGGTTGCTCCTTCAAATCAGAAAGCCGACGGATCTCGTCTTCCCCAAGCGGCCCTTTGCGCACGCAGTAGGGATCCCAGATCCGGCCATCCACCCGGGAATATCCGGCCGCCAGGCAGTCTTGCCGGTGGTTGCTGCCCACAACGGCAACTGCGCAAACGGTGATCATGAGCATGACGACGCAGACGGGCAGAATCTTCAACGCATCCATAGTTATCCCCCGATCTCATGAAGAATTCCCTGCACCAGCAGGTACACGCCATGCACATTGCATATAAGGCCCACCGCGGCGAAGCCCCAGCGTTCAAATCGGGAAAGGTGCGTTGCAAAATAGCCGAGAGAGAACGCGACGCCGATGAGGATGAAGGTGATCCCCAGAAATGTGAGGTTGTTCATGGCTGCGCGCCTCCGTCCTTGTTTCCGGTGGCGGCGCGCTTGTTCCACATATCGACGTGATCGCCCTTATCTGACCACGGTGCTTGCGCGCCGCAATGGCCGCACCTGACGAAGTAGGCAGGGTGAAGAATCGTGCCTTCGATATGCACGATTTCGGGGTCCTTTTTCCCGCAGAACGGGCAAGGTTTCAGGTCAGCCATACACCGCCCCTCCGTCCTTGTGGTCGGGGTGGATGCCCGGCCCGAGGTAGAGGTCTTCGAACGTTTCATCTACCAAATTGCCGAAGTTGTGTTTCGGGCGAACCCAGCACCATCCCTTGTAGACCTCGACTTTCGACGGACACCCGGGCTGAGGGGCTGCATATAGGCCATGGATCTGCGCACCGCCCTTGTATTCCTCACGTGCGTATTGCGCGGGCGTGTAGTAGCAATAGTCGCCAGCCTTCCATTCCAGCCGATAGCCTCTGATTTCGTCAGTTCGCATCGCTGCCTCCCTTCATCTGCGCCGCCGAATGCTGATCTGCGGTGCCCCATTTCGCCTTTGCGGCGTTGAAGCAATCCGGCGCGCGTCGATTCGAGTGGTTGGGGTCTTTCGAGCCGCAGCACAGCCAGTACTTCTGCGCGCCCGGTTGCGCGGACAGGGCGGCGCGAATGCGACAGCGCAGCTCACCGGCCAGACTCTCGGCGTTGTTGCGAGACATACTGCCATCCACGACGCACATCAGGTAATCGTCGATTTCGGATAGCAGATCGATATCGCGCACCGCCTCGCAGGCCTGGGGCGCGGCATACTTCGGGTCGGCCAGCATTTTGCCTAGCGCGCGCTGTAGCCCTTCTTCGCTGATCGTGTCGCCTTCGCAGTGGTCAATCAGATAGGCCGGGAAGTTTTCCCACGCCACTGATTGCGCCTCCCCGGCTACAGGGGCGCTTGCCAGGGCGGCGTGACATACCTTGCACGTAACGCGCCGCTTGTGACCGTTAAACACCTGCTTGCAACGGTGGCACAGGCACTGGTAATTGCCGTTCTCGTGCGAAAAGTCCTCCGGCCAATCCCGCGCCGCCCGCTCATAGGCTACAGGGGCGCTTGCTCTATAGCTTGGCGCGCGATCCGCGTTCGTCATGGTTACGGTTCTGCCGTCATCGCTGTAGGCGTACTCTGGTGCGGCATCGGCTACAGGGGCGCTTGCCAGGGCGGCGCTGCATTCGTCCAATGCCCTTCGGATGCGCGCCACGTCATCCATGACGGGGGAGCGATAGATAAGCTCTGGGTCGCTCGACCGTTTCGTATCCGGGCCATCAGTCAAAGCTATGGAAGCGATGGCCTTGATGATGGCTGAGTGGCACTTCTCGAACGCCGCCCGCTCATCGGCTACAGGGGCGCGCAGCTTGGACAGCACATCAACGATCAGCGCCTTCACGCGGCGGAATTGTTCCGTCTGCTGGTATGGGACGCGGTTCGGCAAGATCGCGTCAAGGCGGTCAGCATGCGGGGCGATGTGTTTTTTCGCCAGCGCTTCGATTTCGTCGTCGGTCATGTCGTTTCCTTGGCGGATCTAGTCCATCCGCAAGCGTGGTGTATCCCCAGGCCGGGCACATCTGAATCCGGTTCGTAGCTATCCGGCCATTCGGATTCCGGCTTGACCTTGCTCTGCCCGATGCGGGCTCCCGGGATCTTGTAGAAGCAGGCGTGCGGCGCTGGGCCGTAGTGGCATCCATCGTTGCAAGCCATCACCCCTCCTGCTGCTGAGAGGCTGCAATGGCGGCGTCGACGCGCGTGTCGAGGTCCGAACCGCCGCTGAAGACCCCATACGACATAGCCAGAGTGGGGCAATCTCTGACCGTTCGATATCGCTCCGCATCCCGCGCATCGCCAGCAGCGGGAGCGGCAACGGAGGCACGGGCTTTCCATGCTTCCCATGCGCAATGGCGTGCGATGTCGAACCGGCCGCTTTGCGGGTCATCGACCATTTCGCAGCCAGCCATTCCCCACGCCTCAAACGCCTGCCGCTCGTCCTTCGCATCGTCCTGTGCGCTGGCGGGAGGGGTGCAATCAGGGCACGGCTGAGCGGTCAGGACATCGCCGACTGCGCCCTGGTCATTGCAGGTCGCGCACGGAGCGGCGGGCAGCGGCATCCAGTGCGTGGGCTGTCTCCAGAAAGGGGAGACGTCGCTGTCCATCTTCCAGCCTTCGCTTCCGTACCACTGAGCGGTGATAGGGGCGCAATAGTCCGTATGCCAGATTAGGACACGACTGCCGTCCTTCGGCGCTGAGGCAATCGGCTTCCATTGTTGTGTCATTTGTTCACGCTCCAGGGTAGAAGAAGGAAACGAGGTGGTAGGCGATGCAGAGGCTGGCCAGGGTCGCGGCGGCCATGAAGATCGCCACGCCGACCGGGCCGAGCGCCAGCATGAAGTCCGCGATCGGGTCGTCTTCGGGGTCGCCGCGGGTCATGCTTGCCTCCGTGCCATGTCGTTCAGGCGCATGCGCGCGAAGTTCAGTTTGATGACGTCCAGCTTTCCCAGCAGGCCGTCGATGGTGTTCACGCCGACGCGGATGGACGCCAGTTCGTAGTCGTGCAGGATCACGCCGCGGCAAGCCCGCTTTTCGACCTGGATGAGCGCCGCCGCGCCGCCGGTGATGAGGCGCGCTTCGTGGGCGTGGCGCTCGTCGTGTTCCAGCGCCAACTGCAGCAGGTTGAAGATCCGCGCCAGCGTGTTCCAGGCGTCTTCCGTGGGCGCATGCTCAAGGCACGACAGCGCGGTGTGCAGGCTCATGCCGAATTCGTCGCGCAGCGGGCCCATGACGGGCAGGCGCGGCAGGGTCGGGCCTTTGTAGGCCTTGTTGCGGGGCTTGCGGGCGTGGGGCATGGTCGTTCTCGTTATCGGGTGGCCGGTCACCGGCAGCGGTAAGGGGAGGTGGGGGAGGGAGTCCCGCCGCCGGGCCGGCCGAAAGGGGTTATTCCAGGTTCAGGCCCAGCGACTGCTGCTTCTCGACGGCGGGCGTGACGCTGATATCAACCTCGCCGCCCAGGACCTCGTACAGGCGCTTGATCTGCTCGCCGGTGGGGTTGCACTTGACGCGGAAGCCGTAGCGGGCGCTGCCTCCTTCCATCAAATCCACAGAAAAATGGTCGACGTCGGCTGTCTCGAAGTCGATATCGGACGCGCCACCCAGGCCGAAGCCGATGACAACCTGCGCGCCCTTCAGTTCATGCTTGAGACGCAGCGCGCCGATCAGGTCGCCGAACTTGCGCACCGTCAGCGCGTCGGCCGGGCTGCCTTCGAAGATCTCTTCTTGGTCGGGCGGCGTTTCCTCGCGGCGGTACAGCGCATCGCGCAGCACCGGATGGAACATGGCCAGCATGCCGTTGCTTGCCGTGAAGGCGATCTTCAGGTCCGCGCCGCCGACCTTCTCGTCGCCGTGGTTCTCGGGGCGCACATTCAGGTGTGCGAGCGTGACTTTCTGGCTTTCCAGGCTGAACATTGGTCAGTCTCCGTGGGTTGTGCTGCTGAGAAATAGGGCGGGCGGCGCCGGGGATGCCTCCGTTGGTGAGGCGCCGCCCTGGGGAGATCAGGCGGCCTTGCGGCGCAGGGTGTCGACCATCGCGCGCAGCTCAGCTTCGAACTGCAGCAGGGCGGTCAGCAGGGTCTTGATGTAGGCCTCGTCGCGCGGGATGCGCTGCACGTACAGGCGCCAGGGCTCGGCCATGCGCGGGTCGTAGCTGATGAAGTCCCACCATTGGCGGCCGGTCACGAGCATGTTTCCCTGCACCTGGGCCTTATGGTCTTTGGGCATGCCTTCCAGCCACGTTTGGATATGCACCTGTTCGTCGTGGGGGCACTTCATTTCGATGCCTCCGTCCGTGCCAATCAGGCCGTCTGGGCTGGCGCCGATGAAGTCATAGGTTGGATGCAGCACGAAGCCGCTGTCCTCAACCAGAACGCCTCTGTCGACCATGTAGGTCTCTTTGGCAGGGTCTTCCAGGTCACGGCCCCACGTCAGAGACTTCGCTCCCACCTCACGCTTGGGAACGCCGGCCAGGCGTTCGAAGGCCAGCGTGCGCATCAGGCGCGTGCGTTCCAGGGTCGGCTCGGCAACCTTCTTCTGGCCCTTGCGCGGCCCGGTCTTGTAGACGCCCTCGCCGGGCGTTATCGCGATGGCGGCGGCGAAGTTGCTGGCCGTGATCTTGCCGGCGCGCTCCTGCCGCCACTCCTCGGTGCGTTGCTCGGCCGGCGCGTTCATTCCTCAACTCCGTCGAACGGGTTGTCCTCGATGGGCTGGCCTTCCTGCGCGGCTTCCGGCTGGGCTGCCTGCGTCGGCGTGGCATCTTCGGCTGCGGCCAGGGACTTCAGGCGCTTGATTTCATCGGCGCCCACTGCAGCGCGCTCGTCCTTGGTCAGGGCCTTCCAGGCCGCTTCCAGATCCGCGACGCGCTTTGGGGCGGCATCATCGCTGCGGGCGATCATTTCCAGATCGCGGATGACCTGGGCGCGGTCTATAGTTGCCGTCGGCTGCGGCTTGGCCGCTTGGGCGAACTCCGCGGCAGTGCGCGGCGTAATATCGCGCTCGCGCGGCTGCACGGCGCCGTCTTGCTCGTCTTCCGTATAGACACCAAGGATCACGTCCGGGGTGTAGCGGCGCGCCCATTTGCGCACGGCGAGATAGGTGATCTGCTGCTGCGGATCGGTGGCCCATTGTGTGGAGAAGCGCGGGTAGGCCTGAGCCATCATCACCTGCACTTCCCGCGGTTCCGATTCGCCGCGAATTGTGCAGCGGCAGATTACGCCCAATCCGTCCTCGTCCGCTTTGTTCCAGTCAGCGACGTAATACTTGCCGCCCTTGTCAGACTTCATTTCCTTGACGCGCCCAAGGATACGGGACCAGTCGCCGATGAATTCGAACTCGGGGCGGCCGGTCACTGGTGCACGTGCGATCACCACGGCGTTCACCAATTGCGCCTCGTAGCCCAGCGCGCCGCCCTGGGTGACGTGCGTCTTCTGCGCCACGGCGAACGGGTTCATGCCCCATTGCATGGACTGCATGATTACGGCCATGCAGTCGGATGCGTTGCCCTGCAGGTGGCGCGGCACCGTGGCACGGCCGGCGGCCATCATTTCCGCCGCCCGCATCATGCTGTCCATATTGCGCGCGTCGAGCACCAGACCCGTGGTGCTGGTGTCGGGCGCCGGCAGATCCAGCGCGGTGGAGGGTTGATCGATCGTGGTGGCTTCAGACATTGCGTTCTCCTTGCCCGAGACTCGGCCGGGCGTGTAGGGGTGGTTATTCGGTGATCTGCTCGACGCTGGCGGCGTCGAATTCCTTGAGCCAGGCGACGGCGACCTGCACGTCCACATCGAAGGACTCGGCAACTGCGTGCGCGATGGCGGTGGGGCCCGGGCCGACCTTTTCGAAGTTCTCGCGCTCGCGGCGCGCGGCTTCTTCCTGGCGTGCACGCTCGGCGCGTTCGGCTTCGGCGCGCGCGGCGGCTTCCTTCTCCTGCTGCTCGCGGGCCGCGGCTTCCGCCTTTTCCTGCTCAACGCGGCGCGCGGCGGCCTGCTGCTCTTCGAACTCACGGCGCTGGCGGTCGATTTCTTCCTGCTGGGCGCGCAGGGCGGCCGCAGCCTCATCCTGCTGGCGCTTGAGCGCCGCAGCGGCTTCTGCATCCTTGCGGGCCTGCTCGGCGCGGGCGGCTTCCTGGCGGGCGTTCTCTTCTTCTCGCTCGGCCTGCAGGCGGCGCTGCTGCTCTTCCAGCTCCGCGCGTTCCTTGGCCAGTCGCTCGTCTTCTGCCTTGCGGGCGGCGGCGGCAGCCGCTTCCTGCTCCTGGCGCTGGCGTTCCAGCGCGGCGCGTTCTTCCGCCAGGCGCGCGGCCTCGGCTTCCTGCGCCAGCGCGGCGCCGTGCATCTGTTCCAGCTTGGCGACGACTTCGGCGTGCAACTGCATGGCCTCGCCGGCGCGGTGTTCGTACAGTTCGGTGGTCAGGGGGAAGTCGGCAAGCGTGTCGCGCATGGCGGCGATCTCCGCCGACGGCAGGCCGGCCGCGCTGGTGGCGAATGCGCGGATATGGTCCAGGCGCTCCTGGATCGCCTGCTGACGTGCCAGCTCGGCAGCTTCCTTCGCAGCTTTGATTTCGGCCTTGCGCGCCTCTTCCGCCTTGATCTGGGCGTCGATCGGTTCTTCAACCGCCTTCACCTCATCCTTGATCTTGGCCAGGATGGCGCGCATTTCGCGCTGCTTGGCCAGCATCGGCTTGTTCCAGCCTTCGTAGGCGGCATCGGCCGACGTGCGGATGCTGACGCAGCGGGACCGCGCGGCACGCGCAGCCTTGTCGCCGGCCGTCGTGCTGACGTCGAACTGCACGCCAGCCAGGTCCTTGCGCAGTTCGGCCAGGCCTTTCTGCACGGCGTTGTATTCGGTGATCGCGGCGGGCGCGTCCAGCACTTCGTCTGCAACTGTGGTCATGGTGGTGGTTCTCTCAGGGTTGGCGCGCGGCCACGGCGGTCTTGCCGCAGCCTTCGCAGGCGGTGAGGGTTTGGGCTTGCTCGTCGCGCTGCTGGCGGTCGCCGTAGGCAGCGACGATGCCGCCCACGAAGACGACGGCGCAGACGGCACCGACCCATTCGTGGCGGTCAAGCTGGCGCAGGGCGCGCAGGAGGCGGCGGGTCATGCCTTGCTCCAGCCACGGCGGGCAAACGTCACGCGCTGGCCGTCGTCGCACAGGTCGACCAGATCGGACACCAGATGGCCCTGGGCCAGCAGCGCCCACTGGCGGAAGTGCGCGCCGACAATGGCCAGATCGTCGCCGCGCACCGACGAAGCCACCGCCATCGCGAATGCCAGCTCGGCAGCGGGGCGCGCTTCGGTCGCCGCATACAGCGCCTCGGCAGCGCGCTGGTCGGCTTCGTGCTGGCGAACGACCATCAGGTCCTGAATCAGCACGCGGTGCACGTCGGCATCCATTTCGCGCAGGGCGGCCGTGCGGCGCTGCGTCTCCGTCAGCGGGGGGATGATCGCGGCCGTGCCGCAAGGGGTGGGATAGGCAAGGTTGACCATGTCAGTTCCTTGCCTCACCAGCCGCAACCTGCTGCGCGGCCTGCTGCGCCAGATTCTCGTAATGGGCGACCGCATCTTCCGGCGCTTTGACGGCGGCAACATCGACATGCTCGAAGTCGTTGCCCGTGGACTCCCACATATAGGAAGGCGTCTCTTCGTACTTGGCCAGGATCCGGGCGTCGGCCTCGGAATCGGCATGCACGGTCACGGTCTGTTCGCTGATGCGCGTCTCGGTCCGGCGCATCACGACCTGGAAAGCTTTGCGTTGCATCGTCTTCTCCCTGTTGCTCGCCGGGGTGGCGAGTGCATGGGAGAATTAAAGCATTCTTTCTTTTAGAAAACAAGCATGCTTTATTAGATGCGCAAAAAAAACCGCCCGAAGGGGCGGATTTGACGCGGCGCAGGCCTTCAGACCCGCCTGGGCACGGCGAACGCGGCGATTAATGCGACGAAGGAAACCCAGCCGAAATGACCGCTGCTGATATCGCCATGCGTTCCGATCCAGACGAGGAACGCCGCCAGCGACACGCCGGCGAGCATAAGGAACGCCTGCGTGACTGGCGCGCGCTTCCACTCGGCCAGCTGCACGGATCGCTTGCTGGCGGACAGCAGGTCGCCGAAGGCAAGCCACAGGATGAAGGCGGCAGACGGGAACGCCACGTACGGCGCGATGATTTCGGCGAGGCTCATTGGATTCCTACCTCTATTACTTCACTGACCAAACCAGCTGCAACTGAACCGGTTTAGGCGGCGCGCGGGGCGCCTGGACTTTTGACACCTATGGATTCTTTGAGGACTCCCTCGGCGAATCCTTCTACCCGGCCCTTCTGCGAATCGCTGAGGGCATTCCATTGTTCCACGGTGACGGCGGTAAACGGCCAATCCGCGCTAGGCGCCATGTGCGGCTGCTCTTCGCCCGTGGCGAGCCAATAGGGGTTGACCCCTAGATAACGCGCCGCGCGCTCGGAATTCTCAGCGGTCAGCGCCTTCGTTTTCCCCATGATGACCTGGCCGATTGCCTGGACGCTCACGGAAATCGCGGACGCAAGTTCCTGCCGCTCGCGCCCGGCCAGGCGCAGCGCTTCGGCCAATCTGGACCCGTACGTGCTCTTCATGGGCGGAAGGGTACTTTCATCTGGACAAAGCATGGTTGCCTCAATAATTAAAGAATGCTTTAATAGGCCCATGAAGAAATCTGACGCTACCCGACTGCTTGGCGGCACTACCGCGGCCGCCGCCCAAGCAATGGGCATTACGCCGCAGGCCTATTACCAGTGGCCGGACGAGCTGCCGCCGCGCTTGCAGGACCGCGTTGTCGCTGCAATCGCGCGAAAGCTGCTGCCCGGCGCGCTGCTTGGCGACCCGCTGCCGACCAGCAAGGAAGCCGCATGACCCCATCAATGCACCGTGGCGCCTTCGCGCCCGTCGCTGGCCCAGGCCATCCGGTCGCGCTCCGCGAGAAGCGCATCGAAGACAGTCATCACGGCCTGCTCGCTCGGTTCCGTGAAGGTCCGGCGGGCGATCTGCTCGGCGTGCCGCAGCAGCTTTTCGGTTTCGGTCAGTTTTTCCATGCCGCCATGTTGCCGAGGCTCGGCTTCAGCGGCATTCCCTTTCACTTGAACAGCGTTGAAGCGCTATGAACGCCCCGCAAATTCCTTCCTCATCCCAGCCGCAGGGTGAAACCCTGATCCGTAAAGCCTTGACCACGATGTCCAAGGCGACGCGCGCCGAAGTCATGCAGGCGGCGGGCTGGAAAGACGAGTCGTCGATTACCCAGGTCCTAAACAACAACGCCGGAATCAAGCTGGAACAGTTGGACGCCATCCTGGAAGTGTTCGGTCTGTCCATCGTCGAGAAGTGGTACATGGACTACCTGGCGCGCGGAAACACTATCGGCGCCAACTGTTGCCGGGCACGCTTGAGCCAAGGTACATGCGGGGAGCGATGACGATGACAGCCGCCAATCCGCAAGCGAAGGGCGGCCGCATTGCCCGCCTGGCCGGGAGCCTGTGCCGCAATCCTGAGTTCCTGGCCTTCTGCAGCGCCCGCAACCCGGACGAAGCTGCCGAATACATCCGGCGCGTGTGCCATGTTGAATCGCGCGCCGAGCTCGACCATGATCCGCAGGCGTGCCACCTCTTTCATGAGCTGGTGCGCAAGCCGTTTGCCTATAGGACGGCCGCATGAATTACTACCCGCACCACATCGGGGATTACCTGAAGGACACGGCGCACCTCACGATGATTGAGGACGGCGCCTACCGCCGGCTGATCGACCTGTACTACCTGCATGAGCAGCCCTTGCCCGTTGAAAAGCGCCAGGTTTATCGCCTTGCACGAGCTTCGACGCCTGCCGAGCGCAAGGCCATCGACACGATCCTGGACGAATACTTCAGCCCCGGCGAAGAGGGCTGGATGCATCGCCGCTGCGAAGAAGAACTGAACCGGAGCCGTGGCAAGACCGAGGGCGGCGACACCAAGCGGGAGAACGAAAAGGAGCGCCAGCGCCGCCACCGGCAACGCCGCGCCGACCTATTCGAAGCTCTGCGCGGTCACGGTGTCACGCCCGCCTGGGACACGCCGACAGCAGAGTTACAGGACGAACTGTCACGCGTAGAAAGTAACGCCCGTCACGCACCTGTCACGCCACCTGTCACGCGTGACGCAACGGCTATCCATAAGCCAATAACCAATAACCAAAAACCAATAGGGGGGAATCCCTCATCATCTTCACCAGAAACGCGTGACGGGCGAGAGAGCGATCCCCCCCCTTCGCAAGGCGATTACCTGCCCAACCCCACGCCCTACGGCCTGCTGGCCAAGCTGCTGCGCAGCAAGGGCATCGACGTCGCACCAGGCCGCCCGGACTTCCGGGAATGGGTCGAGAAGGGCCTGACCGAGGACGAAGCTCTGGCCGCCGTCGAGGCTGCGCGCCAAGCCAAGCCCGCACCCGAGCCCATTCCCTGGACCTACCTCGCCAAGGTGCTGACGACCATGCGCACCGGTGCCGACAGCGTGCCGGACAAGCCGAAGCAGGGCGCCGCCCCGAAGCAGGACCAGGACCGCTGGTGGATGTCTAACGGCGGCATCGATCGCAAAGGCCGTGAACTCGGGCTGTTCGCCCGCGGCGGCGAAGACTACCCCGCGTTCAAAGACCGGATCTTCGAAACCCTGCGCCAGCGCGGCGCACAGGAGCAAACCGCATGAGCTACGCCGACGAAGCCGCAGCCGTGTCCGGCCAGGCACCCCTGCACAACTCCCGCATGTGCTGCGTTCGCGGCTGCATGCTCCCCGGTTCCATCGCCGACAGCACCACCGGCGCCAGCGATTGGTTCTGCCACCTGCACCACGGCGTGTCCTACGCCGAACAGGCCGGCATCACGACCCGCATGCACAACCGGCGCAACCTGTTCATCCTCGCCGGACGCCTGCAGAACGCCTACCCGGGGCAGCCTGTGCCGCAGGATGTCATCGCTTGGCTGCGCCGCCATGGTCGCGAAGACTTCGCCGAAGCCTACGGCAACATGCCCCGCAAAACCGCCCACAACCTGGGCAGCCTCATGCGGCGCAAGCTCGTGGACGAATGCGCCACCCCGCAGGCACGCATCGCCGATCCCACCCAAAAATCCAAGGCCGCCCGCGAAAGCTGGCACAAGGCCGTTGACCTCGTAGGTGACCTCGCATGAACGACACGATCCTGGCCGCACTGGCCGCACAGGCCGACATTGCACTGGACCCGCTGGCGGGTTGTCTCGGGGAAGCGAACGCCGCCGCCTTCCGGAAAGTCCAGGCTGACGTGCTTGCGTTTGGCACCGGTGGCATGATCGTCGATGCCGACGGCAACGCGCAGGCAGTGGACCCGGCGGACCTCTGCCCGCCTGCGCCCATCGCGCGCGCGCACGTTTCGCCGCCCCTGGGCCTGGAATCGACGCAGGCCGGCCTGTTCGCCCCTGAAGCGCCTGCCGCGTCGGTCAACGTCTGCATCCTGGCGCTGGACCTGGGCACGAAGACGGGCTACGCGGTGCGCAAGCGGGACGGCAAGGTCGTGCACGGCACCGAGGATTTCACGCCTCGGACGAGCTGGGCGCCGGGCCAGAAATGGCAGCGTTTCCGGTCCTGGCTGTCGGCGACGATCACCGCGCACAACGTCACGCAGATCGCATTCGAGGATGTCAAACGCCACGGCCCCGGCCAAGTGCTGGCCGCGCACGCCTATGGTGGCTTTCGCGCAATGCTCGAAATGGTGGCCGACCAGCACCGCGTGACCCTCGTCCCCTTCGGTGTCGGGCAGATCAAGAAGCACTGGACCGGCTCCGGCGTGGCCAAGAAGGACGAGATGGTCATGCAAGCCAAAGTGCGGGGTTTCCGGTCAATGGATGACAACAACGCGGACGCACTGGCGCTCCTGCATCTGGCCGTCGCCAGGGAGAAAGGGGAGTGGGCTGCGCCTGCGTCCAAGCCCAAGGCCAAGCGCAAGGCGGGCACCGTCGCACAGGAGCGCGCAGCATGAGCCGCACCCCCGAACAGCGCAAGCAGGCCAGCAAAGCCCGCAACCAAGCCTCCACGAAGCTGCGCCGCATGGGCTACCGCTTCGCCAAGCAGTCCGCGACCGAGGCCGAAGCCGTGGCCGCCATCCACCGCATGACCGGCTGGCCGCTGCCCGACCGCGGCGACGCCATCGAGTACCTGCAGCGATTCGCCAACATGCCCGAGGGCGAGCCCGCACCCGGGCGCGAGTTCAAACCGCTGCATGCGGCGCCGTACCGCCTGGACCGGTGGCTGCGCTACGCCGCCGCCCGCGCCGCACAGGTGCAGTGCCCGCTGGTCCACGCGGTCAGTGCCGTCGACAACTGGCGGCGCCTGGAGGTTGACGCATGACGACGCGAATCACGCCCGCCCCGCGGATCGACTGGAACCGCGTCCTGCTGGCGCTGCGCGCCGAGGGATACTCCCTGCACGACGTGGCCACGTTCACCGGCATTCCCCGGTCGACCCTCACGTCCTGGCAGGCCGGCAGCACCCCCGGCCACCAGGACGGCGAAACCCTCATCAAGTTCTGGTCCGAGACGACGCAACTGCCGCGCGAGACGCTGCCGGCCGCCGCCGCCATCAACAACGGCGCCAGGATCTACGCCAACCGCTACCGCGCGTAGATAGCCGAGATTTCGGCTACTGCCGAGCCAGACAATCGGCTCCGATCTTCCCCCAAGACGGAGCCGAGCATGTCCAAGCGCAATCACAACGTCCAGACCCCGGGTGCAACGCCCGCCACGGCGCCCGAGGGCGACCAGGTTGACGGCCAGGCCGCCGGCACCCAGAGCGCGGCTGACGCGCCCGAGACGACCCAGCCCGAATCCACCGCCGCGCCCGCTGCGAAGCCGGCCGAGCAGCCCAAGGCCGCGAAGAAGCTGGCCGAGCGCCCCGACTACGCCCGCATGCACGCGGCCGATATCGACCCCGACACCCTGACCGCGCCTGTCCTGTCCCTGGACGGCTGGGTCATCCCCACGCCCAAGCCGGCGACGAAGGGCTGACCATGTGCGGAGACCTCTTCAAAAAGGTGCTGGACCCGGCCGGCATCAACAAGCGCTGGGACGACCCGCCGGATACGCCGTCGTCCACTGCTGTCGATCCCGAGGCCGAGCGCAAGAAGGCCGAGAACGAAGCGGCGGCATCTGCCAACGCCAGGGCGGCTGAGCAGTCCCGCCAGCGCCGCGCCAATAGCCTGCTGACGTCCGCCGGCGCAGGCGGCACGGCGCAAACGTCGTCCGTCCTGGCCTACGGCAAGAACAAACTCGGGGAGTAGGACACCGTGGCGCAAGACGATCTGGCAAATTCGATCATCCGCCGGATGGGCGAGCTGCGCGGCCTGCGGTCGGACAAAGAAGACGTCTGGCGCCAGTGCGGCGATCACTGCTTTCCCATCCGCTCCCAGGGCTTCTACGGCGAGCGCCAGGAACTGAGCGGCTCACAGACCAAGCAGGCCGAGCTGTACGACTCCACCGCCACGGATGCCGCCCGCATCCTGGCATCCAGCACCCAGACCGGCAGCACGCCGTCTAATACCCGCTGGTTCGGCCTGGTGGTCCAGGATCAAGAGGACGGCGAGCGCCAGTGGCTGGACGAATCCGCCGAGCGCCTTTGGAAGGCGATCCACGCCAGCAACTTCGACGCCGAGTCGATGGAAGGCCTGCTGGACATGGTCGCCTTCGGCTGGTTCGTCATGTACGTGGGAGAGGCCCGCGACGATGACGGCGCGATTGACGGCCTGCAGTTCGAACTCTGGCCGATCGGCAACTGCTACTGCGCCGCGTCGACCCCGGGCGGTGCGATCGACACCGTGTACCGGCCGTACTGCCTGACCGTTGAGCAGTGCGTCTCCGACTTCGGCCTGGACAAGGTCAGCCCCAAGGTGCGCGAGCTTTACACGACCGAGAAATACGACGCCAAGGTCAACCTGATTCACGCGATCTACCCGCGCCGCGAAGGCAAGGCAGGCGCCAAGCGCGCCAAGAACATGCCGTATGCGTCCGTGCACATCGATTGCGACGACAAGCTTGTGCTGCGCGAGTCCGGCTACCACGAGCAGCCTTTCTTCGCGCCGCGCTGGACCCGCGTCCCGAACTCCGTCTATGCCGTCGGCCCGATGTTCGACGCGCTGCCGGACGTCAAGACCCTGAACAAGCTGGCCCAGATGGAACTGGCCAACGTGGATATCGCCGTTGCCGGCATGTGGATCGCCGAGGACGACGGGGTGCTGAATCCGCGCACCGTCAAGGTCGGCCCGCGCAAGATCATCGTCGCCAACAGCGTCGACAGCATGAAGCCGCTGACCACGGGCGCCGACTTCAACATCTCTTTCACCAAGCGCGCCGACCTGGAAGCCAAGATCCGCAAGGTCATGATGGCCGACCAGCTGCCGCCCATGGAGGGCCAGCCGCGCACCGCCACCGAGTTCTACGCCCGTATCAACCTGATCCGCCAGCTGCTCGGCCCGGTCTATGGCCGTATGCAGTCCGAGTACCTGAAGCCGCTGATCCAGCGCTGCTTCGGCCTGGCGTTCCGTGGCGGCCTGTTCGATCCGCCGCCGCCGTCTCTGGCAGGCCGCCCGTACAGCATCGTCTACCTGTCGCCCATGGCCAAGAGCCAGAAGCTCGAAGAGGTCAGCGCGATCGAGGGCACGTTTGCTGCGGTGGCGCAGCTTGCCGCCGCCAAGGGCGACCCTACCGTCTGGGACAACTACGACGTCGACGAAGGCATGCGCATTGCGGCCGACGGTCGAGGCGTCCCGGCCAAGATCGTGCGCAACGCGGACGACGTCGCCGAGATCCGCAAGGTGCGCGCCCAGCAGGAAGAGGCCGCCCAGCAGCAGGCCATGCAGCAACAGATCGGCATGGAAGCCGCCAGCGCCGGCATTGAACGGATGGCCCAGCAATGAGCGTCGAGCCCAGCGTCTACAAGGAAATCTTCGAGGACGACCGGCGCGGCGCCGCTGTCCTGGAAGACCTGATCCAGCGTTTCGCACGCCCCCCCGTCCAGACCGGCGGCATTGATGCGGTGCTTCAGACCTACCACCGCCTGGGCGAGCGCCGGGTGATGGACTTCATTGCGGCCCAGATCAACAGGGCCAACGGCGTGCCCGACCCGAACGCCGAACCAGGAGAGTAAGCAATGTGGAAACGCGCATTCCGAGTGATGCAAGAAGCGGGCGACGATGGTGGTGCAGGTGGTGGCGGCACCGCGGACGGTGGCTCCGGCGCCAATGACGGCGCAGCCGCTGCAGCCGCGCCCGACGCATCCGCTGCTGCTGCCGCTGCGCCGGCTGGATCCCTGCTGAAACAGGGCGAGGGCGGTTCGGAACCGCTGCCGCAAGAGTTCATCCCCGACAAATTCCGCGTGACGAAGGACGACGGCTCGTTCGACCTGGACGCATCCGCGCGCAAGCTGGCCGACAACTACGCCCACCTGGAAAAGCGTCTTGGCACCGGCGACGTGCCGCCCAAGGAAGTCGGCGAGTACAAGGTTCAGCCGCCCGAGACGTTGGCCGACTACAAGGCTGGCGAAGACCCCGCGATGCAGGCATTCCTGGCCGACGCGCACAAGGCAGGCCTGACGCAGAGCCAACTCGACGTGGTGATGAAGCACCATTTCGAGGGCGCGCAGAAGATGGCCCAGGGCTTCCAGGCGCTGGACCAGCAGCAGGCCACCGAGCAGCTGCAGCAGGTCTGGGGCAAGGACGAGCGCGAATTCCGCCGTCATGCTGGCCTGGCGCACACCGCCACCAGCGCAGCCATCGAGCGCGCGGGCCTGACGATGGAACAGGTCGAGCAGGCTGGCCTGGGCAACAACCCGGTATTCCTGCGCATGATGTCCGCCCTGGGCGCCGAGTTCCAGGAAGACACGGCACCCGGCAAGGCGACTTTCCGCACCTTCGGCGAGGACGACGTGAAGCAGCTCATGTTGTCCGACGCCTACAAGGACGCGCGCCACCCCGAGCATGAGAAGGTCAGCGCCCAGGTGCGCGGCTACTTCGAGCGCAAGAACGGAACTCAGGCCGTCGCCTGACACCCCTCAAATTGCCGAGATTTCGGCACCCCCCCAGCGTGACCATTGCGGGCATTCACCGGCCCGCATGGCGCGCGGACAACCGGTTCCAGCCCTCCCAGTGGTGCGGTAGCCGGCAGCAATGGGCGAACTCAACGGGTCCGGTTTCCGGGCAACCCACAAGGCGAATTGATCCGACCAATCCGTTTTGGAGTTTCCTATGTCGAACACCATCACCCAGGCATTCGTCATCCAGTGGGATACCACGATCCGCCTGCAAGCCCAACAGCTCGACTCCCGCTTCGGCGGCTGCGTGACCGACCGCGGCACGATCACCGGCGAATCGTTCACCGCCAACCGCCTGGCCCCCCTGGACGATATGCCCGAGAACACCGTGCGCCACGGCGACACCGTCTTCTCGGAAGCCGTCCACAGCACCCGCGTGGCGCTGATGCGCGACTTCTTCCAGGCGCTGCCCGTCGACCGCAACGACGAGCCGAAGGTGCTGGCCAACCCACTGAACGGCAGCTACATGTCGTCGCTGGTCGCCGCGCACAACCGCCGCAAGGACGACATCATCTACAAGGCGCTGATCGGCAACGCCCAGACCAAGGACGGCGCTCAGATTGCGCTGCCCTCCAGCCAGATCATCACCGCCAGCGCGACCGGCTTTACCAAGGCCAAGCTGCTGACCGCCCGCAAGATGTTCCGCAAGAACGAGGCGGACTCGCACAACGGTGAAGAGCTGTTCATCACCTACACGGCGGAAATGCTGGAAGACATCCTGGCCGACACCACGCTGACCAGCGCGGACTTCCTGGCCGTGAAGATGCTCCAGGACGGCGACGTCTCGGGCAACTGGATGGGCTTCAAGTGGAAGCCGTACGAGGCCGTGCAGATCACGGGCGGCAACACCGCGCGCGCCGTGGCCTGGGCCAAGAGCGCCATCCACTTCGGCTCGGGCTACGTGGAAGGCACCGCAGGCCGCCGCAAGGACAAAAAGAACCTCATGCAGGTGGACATGGGCGCGTCCCATGGCGCCGTCCGCGTCGAGGAAGAGAAGGTCGTCGCCATCGACTTCACCTTCTAACCCTCGATCCCCTGATCGAATCACCTGGAGAACACCATGGCTGAAGTGAACAGCGTGCAAGCGCAGAAGGTGGCGGACCGCAAGAAGCTGCTCCCCGCCGAATCCCATGGCCGCCAGCGCGTGCTGGTTGCCACCCTGGCGGCCACCCATGCCGCCTATGCCGTCAACGACACCATCGTGCTGGGCACGGTGCCGGTCAATTCCCGCTTTCTGACGGGCGCCGTGCTGTCCGTGGGCGGTTCCGGCACCGCGAGCTCGACGGTGGACATCGGCATCCGCAACGCCAAGACGAAGGAAGTCATCGACGCTGACGGCGTGACGGACGGCGCGGATATCTCGGCGGCCGGCAAGATCGTTGCCGACACCGGCGTGCTGGTGGCTGCTGCAGCCGACTACATCACGCCGGTGGATGTCGAGGTCTACGCGACGGTTCTGGGCGCCGCTCTGGCTGCGAACCAGCAGATCCGCTTCGAAATTCCGTACGTGACCGACTGACCGTTTCCGTGGTCACCCCCTGGGTTCCAGAGGGACATTGCCGGGGGCTCGTCCCCCGGCTTTTTTATTTCAGGTGCCGCGAATGTCTACCGCCAGCGAAATTTCCATCTGCTCCAATGCGCTCCAGCGGCTGGGGGCAGACCCCATCGCCAGCTTTCAGGAAAACTCCCGATTCGCTGGCCCGAGCGCCAACATCTGGCCGACGGTGCGCAACATGGTGCTGCGCGCCCATCCTTGGAACTGCGCGACCAAGCGCGTGATCCTGGCGCCGCTGGCTGAAGCCCCGGCATTCGACTATGGCTACCAGTTCAACCTGCCGACGGACTGGCTCAAGACGGTGCAGGTCGGCCGTCGCAACTGCCCGCTGACCTACCAGCAAGAGGGCCGCCGCATCCTGGCTCGCGTCAATACGCTGCCGCTGGTCTACATCTGGGAGAACACCAACCCCGGCACCTGGGACGACTCCATGGTCGAGGCTGCCGAGCTGCTGCAGGCCGCGGCGATGGCCTACCTGGTGACGTCGTCCACCAGCCTGCGCGACAGCTACAACCAGGAAGGCCAGTTCAAGCTGAAGGTCGCCAAGGCTATCGATGGGCAGGACCAGCCGCCGGAAGAGTTCGGCGACTCGGCGCTGACCATGGCACGGTTCTGAGGGGGAAACCATGCCGCGTATCAGCACGATCCAAACCAATTTCACCGCCGGCGAGATTTCCCCGAAGGTGCGCGGGCGCGTCGACGTGGCCCGCTACCAGAATGGCGCGGAAGCCCTGCGCAATGTCATCGTGAACGTCTACGGCGGCGCCGAGCGCGCGCCGGGCACGCGCATGATTGCCCCGGTGAAGAACGAGGCCGGGCGCACGCGGCTGGTGCCCTTCGTGGTGAACCGCGATACCTCGTACATCCTGGAGCTGGGCAACTTCTACATGCGCGTCTTCCGAGCGAGCGCCGGCCAGATCGTCGTCGGATCGACGCCCTACGAGATAACGACCCCCTGGTCCCTGGGCGCCGCGTGGGAGCTGCGGTTTTCCCAGAAGGACGACACCATCTTCTTCACGCATCCGACGGTCATCCCCCAGATGCTGCAGCGCCTGACCGAGACGAACTGGCGCCTGCGCTCTGTCCCGTTCTCGGTCACCCCGTTTGCCGAAATCGGGATTACCCCTGCATTCGGCCTGAACCTGAGTTCCCCCAACGTCGGCCCCGGCCGAACGATGACCGCGGGCGGAACCATATTCCTGAACAGCGATGTTGGGCGCCAGATCATTGCCGGGCCGGGTATCGCCAACATCACCGCCGTGGTGAACGCAAGCACCGTGACGGTCGACATTGCGGCGGAGTTTCTGTCCACGTTCATCGCCGCAAATGCGTGGACGCTGGCGGGTTCGCCCCAGGCTCCGGTCAAGCCGTCAGAGAAGGGTACGGTGGGCAAGACCATCACCCTGACGATGCAGTCCACCACGACGCCGGGCGTGCCCCAGCCGCAAAAGATCATCACGAACCTGGTACACAACACCACGACGACGGCCCGCGTAACGATCGCGGCGCATGGCTACAGCACGGGGGATACGGTCAGGATCGAGAACTGCGAGCCGGCCGACTACAACAAACAAACCACGATCACGGTCGTTGACGCCAACAGCTTCGACTATTCCGGGTTCAACCTGAGCACCCCAGATCCCACGGTGTTCGGCACCGCGCAGAAGATCACGAGTGCAGTCATCACCGGCTTTGACGGATTCAGGCCCGGCGACGTCGGCCAGTACCTGCGGATCAACCGCGGCCTGGTGCTGATTACCGAGTACGTCGACGCCCGCAACGTGCGCGGCATCGTCCGCACGGACCTGGATTCCGACGTCGAGGCGCCCGCCGGGGCCTGGAGCCTGGAACAGAGCGTCTGGGGCTCGACCTACGGCTACCCGAAGGCCGTAGCGATCAACCAGCAGCGTCTGGTATTTGGCGGCACATCGCGCGACCCGAATGGCTGCTGGGGTAGCCGCACCGCGCTGTACTTCGACTACACGATGGGCGACCTGGACACGGACGCCTTCTTCTACGCCCTGGATGGCGAGAGCAACGGGATTCAGCACCTGGCGAGTGTGCGCGCGCTGCTGGCGCTCACGCTGGGCACCGAATGGACCCTGGTCGGTGGCGTCGAAAAGCCGCTCACCCCGACGAACGTGCAGGCGAAGGACCAGAGCGTCTACGGCACGACGGATGTGCGGCCGGCGCGGATCGGCGATGAACTGGTCTTCGTGCAGCGGGCGGCGACCAGCGTGCTGGCCATGTCCTACAACGTCTCGACCGACTCCTACCGCTCGCCGGATCTGACGACGCTGTCTGAGCATCTGCTGCGCTCGGGCGTGGTGGACATGGCCTACCAGCAAAAGCCGACGTCAATCCTGTGGTGCGTGTGCGGCGACGGATCCATTGCGACGATGACGATCGACCGTGACGAGGGCGTCATCGCCTGGACGCGCCAGGAGACGGACGGCGCGTTTGAAGGCGTGTGCATCGTGCCGGCCGGGGCGGTGGATGAGGTCTGGGTGACCGTGCGCCGGACCATCAACGGCGCCACGCGGCGCTACGTGGAGCGCTTCGACCCGACGGCCTACTGCCACTCTGCCGCCTTTGGGTCTGACCCCGCAGGAAAGAAGGTCTGGGCGGGCCTGGGGCACCTGGAAGGAAAGACGGTGGTGTGCAATGCCGACGGCGCGAAGATGCCACCGATGGTGGTTTCTGGCGGCCAGGTAACGCTTGATCGCCCCGCCAAACAGGTGCAGTTCGGCCTGCAGGTCGTGCCGCGCGTGAAGCTGCTGCGCCCCGAGATTGGGACGCCGACAGGGACGGCGCAGGCCAGCAACATGCGGGCGCACGAGTTCTACGCGCTTTTCCTCGACACCGTGGGCTCACAGATCAATGGGCAACCGGTGAACCTGCGCAAGTTCGGCCCGGACGTTCTGGACCAGCCGCCTGCGCCATACAGCGGCTGGGAAGGCGTTGGCGCCACCGGCTGGCAGAAAGGGGAAATGTTCTGCGAATTCACTCAGCCAGACCCGCAGCCCTTCCATCTGCTGGGCGTGGTCAGAAAATGGACGACCAATGATTAGAGCCGCCGAACTCTCTGACATTGCCGGGCTGCTGCCGATTGCCGCGGCGATGCACGCCGAATCCCGCTTCCGTGGCCTGGACTTCCGAGCCGAGAAGATGCGCACCCTCTTCGAGCATCTGGTGCAGAACGAGAACGGCTGCCTGTTCGTGGTCGAACACGACGGCGCGCTACACGGCGTGCTGGCCGGTGGCCTGGCGCAGGACTTCTTCGGCGAGACGGTCGCGGCCTTCGAATACGGCGTCTACGTGGCCCCGGCGCGGCGCGGCTCAATGGACGGTGTGCGCCTGGTCAAGGCGTATCTGGCCTGGGCGCGTGAGCGCGGCGCCGTCTACATAAACATGGGGGTCACGACCGGCGTGACGACCGACCGAACCGGCGCGCTCTACGAGAAGCTGGGCGCGCGCAAGGTCGGCGATCTTTATTCATGGGGGTTGTGACATGGGATGGTTTGCACTGGCCGCGATGGCGGTGGGAACGGTTCTTCAGGCGCAGAGCCAGAAGGAGCAGGGCCAGCAACAGCAGGCGCTGGCCAACGCTCAGGCAGAGCAGCAGGACATTCAAGCGGCGCAAGAGCGCGACGCGGCAATGGCCCAGGCCGAGAAGATCCGGCGCGCTGGTCGGCGGCAGGCGTCGGAAGCCGAGGCGGCGTATGCGGCGTCCGGCGTGTCGGTGGGCACGGGAACGCCAGTCCGGATCAATGAACAGATCTACCGGGATTCCGAAGAAGACGCCTTCAACACGATTCTGACCGGCGAGCGGCGCGGCCGATCGCTGAACACCGAAGCGAACTTGCTGCGCACATCAGGCGCAAACGCCCGTAGCGCGGGTAACGCCGCGGCGACCGGCAGCCTGCTCAGTGGCGCTGCGCAGTACGGCACCTGGAAATACAAGGGGACGACCAAATGAGGATTCCTGTCGGCAATTTCGGCAACCAGGTCGCGCAGCCGGCCCCGGGCGTGAACGTGCCCACCGGCGCGTATGTGACCGGGGAGGCCGCCGCGATGCAACGGGCAGGGCAGCAGATCGCCGGTATCGGAGCGGACCTGCTCGAAGCCCAGAGCCGCGCGCAAACCCTGCGCCAGATGACCGAATCCAAGGGCGCGCTCATCGGGCTGCAGGACGAGATTTCCCGGTCGGTCGAGGCTGGAGAACTGGACCCAACCAAGGCGCAGGCGACCTGGGACGAGCGGTCCAAAAAGCTCATGAACGACCAGCTATCCAAGGTTGCGATGGGCCAGCGCGAAACGGTCGGCGCCCAGCTGGGCGAGCTCGGCCAATCCCTCGGCTTTCGCGTGCGTGACACCGCGACCAAGCGCGTGCAGCAGAACATTGGCGGCGACCTGACCGCGCTCGGCATATCCCTGGAGCGCGAGTCAGACCCGGCCACCGCGTCTCAGCGGTACGACCAGGCCGTGCGCGCCATGGGGCCATCTGCTGGCTGGAACCCCAGCCAGATCGAAAACAACATCAACACGTTCCGCGAGAAGGCGTATGCGACCAAGGCCTACAGCCTGGTCAACGGCGCCCGCAACAGCATGGCCGACCTGAACAAGGTGGAATCCATGCTGAACTCGGAAGAGTTCGCCGCGCTGGATCCGCAGCGGCGCGCAGTGCTGCTGAACACCACGGCCGGCTACAAGACGGCACTCGAACAGCGTGCAGTCGCGGCGGCGCAGCGGGCAGAGATCCAGGCTGCCAAGCGCGACCGTCAGGCCGCCGGCGTGCTGGCTGAGGTCCAGACGCTCTCCACGCAGGGTAAAAAGCTGGACCCTGATTACGTGGCGCGCGCCGCCGCCGCGATGACCGGCACGCCGTATGAATCGGCCTTCAAGGCGGCAGTCTCCCAAGCTCCCGCTGGCACGTCGTTCGCCATGCAGCCGCTGCCGGCGCAGCGCGAAATGCTGGACGGCCTGCTTGCCGAGGGCAACCGCATCGGCTGGACGCCTACCCGTCAGGACCAGTACGACAAGCTCCAGAAGTCCTACGAGGCGTCCCAGCGCGAGTACAAGGAAGACCCGCTGCGCGCCGCGGTCGACCGGAACGTGCTGCCCGAGCTGGCGCCGCTGGACATGAGCGGTGGAATCGCCGGGATCACGCAGGGCGTGCAGGAGCGGCTGCAGCAGGCGCAACAGGTCGAGGTTGTGGCCGGGCGCCCGGTGTCGCCGTTCACGTCCGACGAGGCGGTGCAGGTCGCCAGCGTCTTCAATGCGCTGCCGCCGGACCAGCGCGCCACCAGCATCGCAGCTCTGTCCAAGGCGGTCGGCACGCGCACGATGTCGGCCATTGCCGCGCAGCTGGACAGCAAGGACCGCACCCTGGCCCTGGCGGCCGCGCTGGGCGACCAGCAGCGCCCGAATGGCGGCCTGGTGTCGGAACAGGTGCTGCGCGGCGAGCAGGCCATCAAGGACAAGCGCATCGCCGAGGCGGACGTGAGCCGCTGGCGGTCTGAGATCGCGGCAGAGGTCCGGGGCGTCTTCGCCACGCCGGAGATGGAGAACGCCGTGATCGACTCGGCCGTGCGCGTCCGGGCAGACGCTGACGTGCGCCGCGAAGGCCGCAGCATCCGAGGGGCCATCGAAACCGTGGCCGGCGGCATTGTCGATTTCAACGGCGGCAAGATCCCCCTGCCGCTGGGCATGACCGAGAGCCAATTCGAACGCGGTCTGGTGGCGCTGACCCCGGACAGCTTCACCGACCAGGCGCCGGACGGCAATGTTTTCGTCGCTGGCAAGGCGGTGCCCGTGGCCGAATTCGTCAAGGGTCTGCCCAACGCGGTACTACGCCACGCTGGGCAGGGCCGCTACACCGTGTCGTCCGGTACGGGCGTCGTACTGAATCAGGCCGGCCAGCCGGTCATCGTGAGGGTGAGCAATGGCACTCGATGATGCCTACCAGGGCGAGATAAACGAAGCGCTGCGCAACCGCGCGCAGCTCGCGCCGATAGCGCCAGGCCCCGAGCGGGGCTTTAGCTTTTGGGGCATGGCTAAGTCCCCATTCACCGGCGCGGCGGCGGGCGCGGTGGAATCCGGCGCATTCCTGTCCGACGCCGTGGGCGCGTTCGGCTCGGCCATGGCGTCCACGGGAACGACTGGCGTGCTGCCGTTTGCCGAGACTGAGGAACAGCGCGTCTGGCGCGAGCAGGGCACCAGCGCGGCGCGCAAGGCGCTGGACGACGGCACGGCTTTCAGCAGCGCCACGGGCGACACCCTGCGCGATGCGAGCCGCTGGCTTGGACCGAACCCGCAGACCGCCAGCACTGCCGAGCAGATGATGTTCGGCTTTGCCAAGACCATCACCAAGGCGGTCGGCTACACGGTGGCCACCGGCAACCCGCTCACGGGCGCGGCGCTGACCGGCGCGGACGAGGGCGTGACCGCCTCCGACGAGCTGCGTCGACAGGGTGTCGACCTTGCTACCCGCTCGACCGTGGGCGCCGTCACCGGCGTGACCACTGGCGTCGGCGTTGTGCTGCCCGTGGCAGGTAAGACGCTGGCGGGCACGTTGGGCTATGCCGCGGGCGGCGGGCCGGGCCTGTTCATCGCCCAGCAGCAGATGACGCGCGACATCCTGAACAACGCCGACTACAGCAATCTGGCCGACCAGTACGACCCGTTTGACCCGGTGGGCCTGGCGGTTTCGACCCTGGTGCCGGCGGCGTTCGGCGCTTGGGCGCTGCGCGGCAGGACGCGAGCGGCTGCCCGGGAAGGACAGCCGGCACCTGCGGCACCCGAGGCGGCCAAGGCGGCGGAAGGGGAAGAAGCGCCGCGCGGCCCGATGCAGCAGGAGCTGGTCGACGCGGCGCGCGTGCAGCGCGTGCGCGAGGTGGTCGACTCCTGGAACCTGGGCGACGCAAGCGACGTGCGCGCCGCCAATGACGCCATGATGTCGGTAATGCGCGCCTCGTCGCAGATGGCTGACGGCCTGTCGGTCTACGTGGCGGACCAGTTCCCGATGAAGGACGCCTACGCCGCGCGCGCCCTGGAAACGATGGTTTCCCGTTCAGAAGCCGCGCGGGCGGAACTGCTGCCGCAGGCTGAGGCACTGGCCGATCCGGGCGCCATCCGGTCGCTGCGCACCGAGATCCAGGAGCTGGCCCAGGCGCGGCGCTCTGCGGGCGACGATGTGGAGCTGCGCGCGCTGGCTGACCAGATCCGCGCCAATGAGCCGCGCACCGGCGCGCGGGCGGCGCTCAACCGCGCCCGGAAGGAGCTGGACGCCAGGGCGCAGGAAGCGGACGCGCGCATCGCCGCGCTAGAAGCCCAGATCGAAAGCAACGCCGACGCCATGGCCGCGCGCCAAGCGCTGGCCGTGCTGGACGAGCGCATCGAGCAGATGAAGGCGGAACGTGCCGCCATCGACGCGCCCGCGTCGCCCATGACTCCGGTTGCCGCCGGCGTGCGCCAGGCAAGCCGTACAGCTGAATCCCCGTTTCAGATCCCGGAGCGCGGCCGGCAGCCGACCACCGCGCGCGCCGAGTCCGGCGGCACGTTGCCGGGCGGCCAGGAATTCGCATCCGGCATCGACCTGATAACGCCGACCGCTTCCCGCGCCGACGTCGATCCCATCGCGCCGCCGGCCAAGTTGCCCACCACGACGGCGCAAGCCACCAGCGACGCCTATGTCACGACGCGCCTGGCGGAAATCGAAGCCGCCCAGCCGGACCTGCCGGTGCGCATGGACGGTGACGCGGAAGACGTGCCGCTCTCCGAGGCAATCCGCCGCCTGAACGAACAACTGGCCAGGGACGACGCCGACGCCGACCTGCTGGCCGTGGCCGCCAACTGCTTCATCAGCGCGGCATAAGGAAACGACATGCTGAAAAAATGTATCGACCAGGTGAACGCGGCCGCTGGCCGCACCCTCAGCCAGTCCGAAATCAAAGCGATCGATGACCGGATCACCGGCACGGCGCAGGCACTGGCCCGGCAAGACCGCGCCGCCTGGCTGGCGCTCACGCCCGCCCAGCGCACCCTGGCCGCCGCCGAGCGCGCCATGCAGGACGCTCGCGCCGAGGCCCGCCTGAAGTTGCAGCGCCAGCAGCTCCAGCTGGTCAAGCGCGCCGACGTCGACGCCGAGATTGCCGGTATCCAGGACTTGTTCGGGGACAGCCGGTCCCGCGCGCTGGTGCGGCACATGGAACAGACGGACGCCTACATCAAGGGCGTCAAGGATCAATACTGGGCGCAGCTGCGCAGCCTGTTCGACGCCGCGGCATCTGCCGATGGCGTGTCGGCGGGGCGGCGCGCGCTGCAGTTCCTGTTCGACGTCGAAAACCCGCAGATGACGCGTGACCTGGCCGTCGAGGTGTTCGCGCGTGGCGAGGGCGGCACGGGCAACCGGCTGGCGGTGGAAGCGGCCAAGGCCTGGGGGACGACGGTCGAGACGATGCGCCAGCGGTTCAACAATGCGGGCGGCGACGTCGGCCGGTTGGAATACGGCTACCTTCCGCAGGGCAGCGACCAGGGCCGGGTGCTGGCTGCAGGCCAGGATGCCTGGGTGCAGCAGACGCTGCCGAAGCTGGACCGAAACCGCTATGTGCGGCCGGACGGTCGCTTGATGGACGATGCGGAAATGACGGCGTTCCTGCGCGCCACCTGGGAAACCCTGTCTTCGGGTGGCCTGAACAAGCTGGAGCCGGGCGGGTTCCGTGGCACCGGCGCGCGCGCCAACCGCGGCAGCCAAACCCGGCAGCTCCACTGGCGCGACGGCCAGGCCTACATCGAATACATGGGCGAATTCGGCCAGGGCAGCATGTACGACGCCATGAACGGGCATATCTCCGGGCTGGCGCGCGATATCGCACTGGTCGAGCGATACGGCCCGAACCCGGCGCACCAGTTCCGCGTGCAGGCCGATATCGCCGAGAAGCAGGACGGCGGCGTCAAGCGCTCATTCATCAACCAGCCAGAGGCCTATTTCGACGTGCTGACTGGCAACGCCGGCGCGGTGCAGAACGCCAACCTGGCGCGCGTCGCGGCTGACCTGCGAAACCTCAATGTTGCCTCCAAGCTGGGCCGCGCGGTCTGGGCATCGCTGTCCGACATCCCCACTTACCTGGTGACCGCCGGCTACAACAAGCTGCCCTACTGGCAGGCGCTCAAGAACATCGGCGGCCAGTTCAGCGGCGAGACGCGGGAATTCCTGAACGCGCACGGCCTGATCGCTGAATCCCTGGTGTCCGACCTGAACCGCTTTTCGGGCGACCACATCCGCAACAACTGGTCCGGCAAGGTCGCCAACAGCGTCATGAAGCTGTCGCTCATGAACGCCTGGACCGACAGCATGCGCCGGGCTTTCCAGATGACCATGATGGGCGGCCTGGGCAAGATGGCCGGCAAGGAATGGGGCGCGCTGACCGAATGGGACCGCTCGCACCTGGCGCGCAAGGGCATCACTGAAGACGATTGGGCGGTCATCAGCAAGGTGCAGCCGACCGAATACCGCGGGCAGCAATACCTGACGCCCGAGGCGATCATGGCCACGGGCGCCGACAATGCGCCGCAGCTGGTGTCCAAGGTGCTGGGCCTGATCCGGGACGAATCGGAATACGCGGTCATCAATCCTGACCTGGCCACCCGCGCGGCGCAGACCTGGGGCGGCCAGCAGGCGGGCACCATCGGCGGCGAGCTCGCCCGGTCCGTCATGCAGTTCAAGAGCTTTCCCATGGCCATGATTTCCCGGCATTACCGCCGGATGCTGGACGCGCCGCGCGGGCTGGATGGCGCGCCGGTGGCCGCCAACCGACTGGCCTACGGCACGGCCGTCATGCTGGGCACTACCATCGCCGGCGGCATCGCCTTCCAGATCAAGGAAATGCTGTCGGGCCGCGACCCGCTGGCAGTGAACAGCGGCCGTTTCTGGTCCGAAGCGCTGCTGCAGGGCGGCGGCCTTTCCATCGTGGGCGACATGCTCTTCCAGGATCCGCGCGAAACTCCGGGCGGATTCGCGGCATCCGTGGGCGGTACCGTGCTGGGCCCGTCTGCGGGCACCCTGTTCGATGTGGTGGGCCTGGGCGTCGAGAACGCATGGCGCGCAGCCAGTGGCGACGACCTGAACCTGGGCGCAGGCGCGGCGCGCACGATCCGCGGCACGCTGCCGTATCAGAACCTGTGGTGGTTGTCCGGCGCCATCGACCACACCTTCTTTCACGCCTTGCAAGAAAACCTCAGCCCGGGATACTTGAGCCGTGTGGAACGCCGCGCCGCGCGCCAGCACGATCAGGATTACTGGTGGCAGCTCGGCCCGGGGTTGCCGGAGCGCGGCCCCGACCTTTCCCGTGCCTGGAGTCGATGATGCGCCAAGACCAATTTGAACGCCTGACCGAATACGCCGAGAAGCTGATTGACGTGCTGGTCCAGGAAATGAACCCGGACAACTGGCCCGGTCATGGCGTCGACCCGAACAAGATGGATGCCCAGACGCGCGGGGATCGGTTCTGGGCGAAGAAGAACCCCATCGCCACCGTCACGCTGGCCATGAAGCTGAACAGCCTGATCGACCTTGCACGGCGGCAGACGGCTGCCCCGCTGGGCGGCGCCGTGGCAGTTGAGGACCACGCCGAGCCGGACGACGGGCTGGAAGGCGAGGTCAAGCGGGCAGAGAAGGAGGCGGCCAAGTTCCTGGAGAAGGTCCAGAAGGCGGCCGGCGCCACGCGATGAAGCGCAAGATTTCATTCCTGGCCTTCTTCCTGATGTGGGCGAAGGTGCAGGGCTGGACCGTCCCGGACCTGCACGTCCGCATCTGCCACTGGCTGGACACCTGCCGGGAGCCGGTGCGAGTCCTGCAAGTGTTCCGCGGGGCGGCGAAGTCCACGATCTACGCTGTCTACAAGGCCTGGCAACTGTACTGCGATGGCACCTGGGTGTCGCTAATCTGGGCGGCTGACGGGCAACTGGCCAAGAAGCTTACGCGCGACAGCATCAACGTGCTGCGCCGGCATCCGCTCTGCGGCGGCATGCTGCCCACGAAGCCAGGCTCGCAGATGTTCTGGGTGTCCGGGTCGAACGACCCGCGAAACGCCAGCATGACCGCCGTGGGCGTGAATCAGAACGTTGTCAGCGCCCGGGCGCGCGACATCGATTACGACGACGTCGAGGTGCCGAAGAACATCAAGACGGCGGATGCCCGCGAGAACCTGCGCGCCAAGATCCAAGAGGCGACCTTCATCCTGGTGCCCGGCGGCCAGGAAACCTACATCGGCACGCCGCACACGCACGATTCCATCTACCCGGAAATGATCGCCAGCGGCGCGGCATCGCTGACCATCCCGCTGCTGGAAGACCAGATCCGGTACGAGGACACCACCAAGCGCACGCGCTACCCGGTGCCATTCAAGCCGGCGGCGGATGGGCTGTACGTCATGCTCGGCATCTACAAGCATGCGCGGTTGCTGGTGGAAGGGCGGGACTACCGCTACGAGCGCGGCGAGGTCGTATTCGCCAAGCCGCCCGGCGGCGCCGTGCTGGACATCTACGCGCGATGCGCATGGCCGGAGCGCTTCACGCGCGCGGAAATCGAGATTCGGCGCAAGAAGACCCGGACGCTGAACTACTGGGACTCGCAGTATCAGCTGCAGGCCAAGCCCATCAAGGAGTCGCGATTGGACCCCGAAAAGATCAAGCCCTATGCCGTGCACCCGCGCGTCGAGCGCGCGAACCGCGGCGTGCGCATGATGCTGGGCAATGTCCAGATCGTCAGCGCGCGCGCCTATTGGGACTGCGCGCTCGGCAAGATCCGCGGCGACGTGTCGGCTTTCTCTCTGGTGCTGGACGACGCGGCGGGGAACATTTACTGGCACGTCGCCGAGGCCATGATGGGCGAGTTCGCCGAGTTCTCGGACGCGCGCAACGCCAAGATCGTCGGCGGCCAGGTCATGCAGGCCTGCGCCCTGATCGAGCGTTTCAACATCCCCAACGTCTATGTCGAGACAAACGGCAACGGCGCCTTTGTCCCCCAGCTCCTGCGCCAGGCGCTCAAACAGCAGGGGCTGCGCTGCGGCGTGACCGATATCCAGGTGGGGCAGAACAAGAACGCTCGCATCCTGGACGGCCTGGAGCCGCCCATGAAATCCGGCGTCATGTGGGCGCACGTCGACGTGCTGGACGGCCCCATGTGGGACCAGATGAAGGACTGGAATCCCGAGGTCAAAGACCAGCCCGACGACTACCTGGACAGCGGCGCGGGCGCGATCCTCCAGGCACCCGTGCGCATCGGCCGGATGGTGAGGGAAAAAGCCGAGATTTCGGCCATAGGTGGGCGGGAAGATTGGCGCCCAACAGGGGGTGTCCACGAGGTCACCCTCGAAACCTAGCCGCCGGCAAGGCCGGCGCGTGCGCCGGAGCATCTGCCGTGACCGTCCCCGTAAATCCCAATACCAGAACCGAGGCCGTCGGAAACGGCGTCACGGTTGCATTCCCGTTCGGCTTCCTATGCATTGAGGCGCGCGATATTTCGGTTTCCGTATCGGGCGCGGTTGTTCCGCAATCCCAATACACCGTTACCGGGCTTGGCCTTCAGCAGGGTGGTACCGTCACCTTCGTTTCCCCCCCGGCGCCAGGGGCGCCGATTCTGATGGTTTTGGACGTGGTCGTCGCTCGCGACACGAACTACCAGGACTATGGCGACCTTTTCGCCCAGACGGTCAATAAGGATTTTGACCGCTTATGGCTTGCTATCCAGGGCGCTCTGGGGAACCTGGGCCGGTCGCTGCAGCTCGGGCTTTACGATATCGACGGGCAAGGATCCTACCGCGCTCGCGGGAACCGGATCCAGGATCTTGCCGATCCGATCGCAAACCAGGATGCGGTGAACCTGCGGACGGCGCTCCTGATGGATACCGCTGTTCGGGACTACGCCGAACTGCTCGTCGGCAGCATCCAAACTCCGTCGTTCCAGTCCTACACGCCGGTTACCCTGCGCGATGGCGTGGACTACACGTCCGGCACGTCCACCTCTGTGTCGCTGCCCTCATCGATCGCGGGGCGCACGATCTCCGGGGTCTTCTTCGATTCCGCCTTCCAGTCGCCCACCACCTACACCCTCAGCTCTGATGGGCTGACGCTCACGTTCGACGGCGCGGTACCGCTCGGCGTGGGGGAAATCAACGTTTCCTTTTACGCGCCGTCGCTGCTGGGAATGTTCCAGCAGACCGGGCTCGGTGCGATCTCGCGTACCTGGCAGAGTAAGGCGCGCGAGCATGTCAGCGTCTACGACTTCGGCGCCGTTGGCGCTGGCGGGGTAGACGACACGGTGGCGATCAACCGCGCGCTGCAGGCCGCCTTCTTCCTGAAGCGGCCGCTGGATCTTGGCTGCGGCACGTTCACGGTGTCCGACACCACCGGCAAAGGATATGCGCTGCTCAATCCCGGCGTGTCGCTTTATGGCGCGGGCAAGCAGAACACGATGATCGTTCCGGCAGCATCGCATCCGAACTCGTCGCACATCATGATGATTAAGCCCGCGGCCAATGTGGCGCTGGACTTCCTGTATATGCGGGACTTCATGATTTTCCCGGGGGCTTCCGGCACAAAGCGCGGGGCGTCTTGCTTGTACTTCGACACGCGTGCATCAGGCGTCAATGCCGGATGCGTGGAGCTTGACGGCCTGCACCTGCTGCCGGGAAATGACTACTCGATACAGTGGGTGAACGATGGCGCCGTGAATGCTCAAGGGAACCCGTCGAACTCGAAGATCGAGCGGTGTTCGATTTGGGAAGGGATGGCTTTCTTTGATGCCGGCGACAACATCCGTATCGTTGACAATGCCATCCTTTCGAGCGAAGGCAGCTTTCATGTGGGCATCGTCTACAACGGCGTCCACCATGCCGGCGGTGTTCCGGCAGGCCTGCATGTCGCGCGCAATGCGTCGAACTGCGACGGCGGATTCATCTTGTTCCGTGGCGGTCACATGCTCGTTGTCGAAGACAACAACTACGAGCAGAGCAAGGGTGGCGGCACCGGAAACGGCGCAATCATCGATATCCAGGGTGACATCGCGCAGTGCGGTGGCGGGCGGATTTGCGGTAATGCGTTCGGGATTTTCGGAACGACGACCGCGAGCAGCGTTATCCGCGTGGCAAATGCGGTCGGAATGCGGGTTGACCAGAACCGGATTCTTTCTGGCATCACGTTCCCGTATGGGATTGTGATTACGTCCCAAGCCCAGGAAACTCAGGTTGGCTCAAATGCGTTCCCGACCACGATCACCACACCTATCGAAGACCAAGGCGTCGGCACTCGTGGTGTGTATCAGGCACTCACGCTGAATACGGGCTTTACCAATTACCCGTCCGGACAGCCGTTCTCTTGCTTCAAGGACTTGCAGGGACAAGTTCGTTTGGGCGGTCTCATCAGTCACGCGGGCTTGAACACTCCGGGGTTGCTGGGGACGCTTCCTGTCGGCAAGCGTCCATTCTTCCCGCAAACCTTGCTTGCATGGGGTTTGGCCGGCGGCAACTACCGGGCTATCTCGGTCACAGTCGGGACGGATGGCGGCATCAACGTCGATCCTGGTGGCGCGACCGTAACGCAACTTTCCATTAGCGGGCTGACGTTTCTCACGTCGCCCAGCATCATCGCCAACGTTTAAGAGGCAGGCATGCGAAAAATCATCCTCATCGGCGCGGGCCTGATAGCCCTGTGCAGCACTGTCATCGCGGCAACCCTCACGCCGCCGTCCCTGCTCAATCCGGCTGGGTCGACCGCTGGCCAAGTGATTATGTCGTCGGGACCCTCGGCCGCGCCGGCCTGGGGAACGGTATCCCTGTCCGGCCTTGGCGGCACGCTGCCCATTGCAAACGGCGGCACCGGCGCAACGTCTGCTGGCGCGGCGCGCACCAGCTTGGGGCTGGGCACGGCAGCAACCGTCAATACCGGAACCAGCGGCGCCACTGTTCCGCTGCTGAATGTCGCCAATACCTGGTCCGGGATCCAATCATTTACGGCGACCATAAACCCGTCGCAGACCGCGGGCATTGCTGGCACGACTACCAACAACAATGCCAATGCTGGAGTCGTGGGGGAGTACATCGAATCGGTCGGTACTGCCACTGCGCTGACAAGCGGCGCTGGAGCGAATGCGACCAGCATCAGCCTTACGGCCGGAGATTGGGAGACAAGCGGTAATTGTTCTTTCGTGCCCGCCGGCACTACCAGCCTGACGGTCGCATCAGCGTCTATATCGACGGCGTCGCTTACCTCGCCCGGCGATCCGCTGGTAGCGCAGCTTTCCTGGCCGTCTGGCACGGTCGGCGGCCGCCAAACGCTGGTGCTGCCCCCGCGGCGTCTTAGCCTGGCCGCCACGACAACGGTATATGCGGTTACGGTCGCGAATTTCTCCGTCAGCACCGCAACGGCTCAGTGCATCCTGCGCGCGCGACGGGCCCGCTAATTTTGATTAACGGGGACGCTCAGGTGACCGGCAATCTTCGGGCATAACACCTGACGAATTCGCCTGAAAACGGCAATCGATAGGGCGCGCGGATTTAGGGGAAAACAGTATCGCCAGTGCACACACGACAGCGATGACCGCTAAACAAGTAAATACCCGTTTCATATTTCTTAAATCAGGGAACGTAACTTGGTGTGGCGCCGAGTATATCAAATCGATTTATTCGGTTTCACGGGTCACGTTTTGAATGGCATAGCGCCGCAGCGCGGCATTGGTTATTAGGGGACACCATTGAATATTCAAGATTTTGATGCGCTCGCGGCAAAGTTCGCCGGTGTGCTTGGCGCTGCGGTGTCCATGCGATACCTGCAAGGATCTTGGCCGGCGCGCCTGAGCATGGTCGTCAGCGGATCGCTGGTGGCCTATTACGCGGCGCCGTATCTCTCGCTCATGCTTGGCATCCCCGAGAGTCTGGTTGGATTTCTGACTGGCATGTTCGGCATGGCCATCGTTTCGCGTGCGTGGGAAGCGGTGCAGGCCGCCCCGATTGGCGCTCTGTGGCAGGCCATCATCGACCGCGTGCGCGGCAAAGGGGCGTGACATGGACAGCACCATCTATCTGACGCTGTGGGCGGTCCTGGCGTTCGTCAGCTGGCTGGTGGTGGCCGGCGGCGCGGGCCTAGCGGTATTCGCACGCGGCATCAAGGACACCACGCTCGAGCGGATCGGCCTGTCCGCCGTCTGCCTGACGGCGACTGGCGCGGCCTGCCGGGTCTTCGTGGCGGGCTGGGCCAGTGCGGGCGACGCCGCGCTCGCGGCTTCCGCTGCCTTCTACGTGGCCGCCGTGACAGCCAAGCACATCAGGACACCGAAGCCATGAGCAACTTTCAACTGTCGCAGCGCAGCCTGACGCGCCTAGCCGGCGTGCATCCCGACCTGGTCGCGATCGTGAAGCTGGCGATCCAGCGCACGGCCGTGGACTTCACGGTGGTGGAGGGCGTGCGCACCGTGGAGCAGCAGCGCGAGTATGTGGCGCGCGGTAGCAGCAAGACCATGAACAGCTACCACTTGCCGCAGGCTGATGGCCTGGGCCACGCGGTGGATCTCGCGCCGCTGGTGGGTGGCGCCATCCCCTGGAACAACTGGCAGGCGTTTGCCGACCTCGCCGCGGTGGTCAAGGCGTGCGCTGCCGAGCTGGGCGTCCCTGTGGAGTGGGGCGGCGATTGGAAGACGTTCAAGGACGGCCCGCATTTCCAGATCCCGCGCGATTGGAAGGGTCGCGCATGAACCCGCTCCTGCGCGCTGCGTTGCCCTATCTCATCGGCACCGCCCTGCTGGCCGCGGCAATCCTAGGCGTGCGCTGGTACGGCGCCAACCGGTACGAGGCGGGTGCAGATGCTAAGCAGGCAGAAATCGAGAAGCGCCAGGCCGCCATCGAGCGCGCATGGCAGGAGGAAAGGGATCGTGCTGATGCCAAACACCGCGGCGCCGTCCTGGCGCGAGAAGCTGCTGAAAAGACTGTTGCCGCTCAGCGTGGCCGCATTGACGGGCTGCTGCGCCAGCTCTCCCAGCGGCGCGCCGAAACTCCCAGCGCCGGCGGCAGACCTGATGCAGCCGGCCCCGACTGGATCGGAATTATTGGATCGTGTGTCGGACGATATGAGCAGCTGGGAAAAGATGCTGCTCGATGGGCTGACCAGGTGAACGGCCTGCAGGGCTACATCAGGGGGCTGGGTGTCACGCCCTAGGCCGGATCGGGCCGCCGACCTGTTCCAGGATTCCGTTGTCGTTCATGCTCTCTCCGTTTAGGACGCGGCGCGCAGGGGCACGATCTTGGGCCGCCCTGGGGTCAGCTTAACCGGCCCCCAATTGTTCGGGTCGCCGACAAGCTTGGTCAGGTAGGCGCCCAGCATGTCGAACGCCTCCCGCCGCTGCGGTAGCATCTTCTGGCGCTGGTAGACCTTCACCAGCTGCGTTTGCTCCGCGTGGTTCAGGCACTTTTCCACGACGTTCTCGGCCACGCCAAGCTCGCCCATGATCGTCGCGCCGGTGCGGCGCAGGTCGTGAGTGGTCCACGGGCCGCCGGGCAGGGATAGTTCGCCGCGCACGCCATGGCCTTGGTGGCGGCTGGTGCTTTCCTGGCGCATGGTGGCCTGATGGCTAAACGACCGGTACGAGACGTGTCCAACACCGCCTTTTCCGGGGATGAGGTAATCGCCGGGCCGTGTCTGCTCGCGCAGCACCGACAGCCAATAGAGGGCGAAGTCCGAAAGCTGGATAGTGTGCTCGCGGTTCGACTTGTTCTTCGCGGCCGGGATCGTCCATTCCTGGGCGTCCCAGTCGATTTCGCTTTCACGCACCGCGGCGATTTCCCCGGCCCGCGCCATGGTGGACAGGGCGATCCAGTAGGCAGCCTGCGCGTACAGGGTCATGCCCGTGGCCGCCAGAAGCTTGTCGCGCAGCAGCTTGATTTCGGCCGCGTCCAGCACGCGATCCCGCACCACGTCCTTGCCGCCTACCGACGTCTTCTTGATGAGCGCTGCGGGGTTCGCATCGATCCATTCGCGCTCGGCCGCATAGGCAAGCATCTGCTTGATGTCGATGAGGACGCAGTTAGCCTGCGGGCCTTTGCCAGCGCGAACGAGCGGCGCAAGCAGGTCCAGGATCCTTCCCTTGGTAAGCGATGCGATGCGATCCTGTCCGGCGCTCGCCAGGACATGACGGCCCATGCGGGATCGGCACGCGTAGATGCCCTTGGCGTTGCGACGGTTCGACAGCGAATCCTCGACCCAAGTGTTGAACAGCGCCTGCACCGTTTCCGGTCTGCCTTCTACCTTAGAGCCGGGATCGATCCCCTTCTGCAACTGCTGGCGCATCTGGGCGGCTTTCAGCCTGGCCTCTTGCAGCGACACGTCTGGGTAAGGCCCGAGCGATTTCTTGGCCGGCTTGCCGGCGGCGGACGTGTACCGAAAGATCCATAGTCGGGAATCATCAGGGCGGATCCGTAGGGACAGGCCAGCGCCATCGGCGAGCAGGTATTCCTTGTCGCGCGGCTTTGCGGTGGCCACCTTGCGGTCGCTCAGGACGTTTGTTGCCAT